TCCCTCGCGCGCCAGGTTGGCCCGCCCCGCCTCGGTAAGAGACAAACCCTCCAGCCTCTCCTGCTCCTGCGCCGAACGGGTTTGTTCGCCCAGCGCTTCTCCGGCGTGCCGCTCTCCTGCCCTGGCGGCCCTGGAGGCTTCGGTAAGCTGATCGCCGGCACTTCCGAACATCCCCGCCTGGGACAGGGCAAGCTGCCCCTCCTGTCCCCGTATCGCTCTCTGCTCTCCAAGCAATGCCATAGCCTGAGAGAGGGCCCTGTCCTGCCTCTCTCGTCCACGGGCGACAATATCCAGCTTAGCCCTTTCAAGGCCTTCAGTGAGCTTAGGGAGCGCCTCCAGCGGTTCTCCAGAACCTCTCAGCAGGTTCAGGTTCTGGAGACGCTGGTATTCGGCTGCCTGTATCTCGGGGATCCGCGCCTCAAATTCCGACAACTCCCGCTGGGTGACGGCATCCAACCCTCCACCCTCGGGACTCAACCGCCGCTGTAACGTCTCCTGCAGCAGCTGCATCAACGGAGACTCCTGCCGCTCGCCAATCACGCCAGGCTGAATATTGGCAGGTAGTGCGGGGGCTGCTGGTGGCTGAGTAAGCGCCGGAGCCGGAGGGCTGACGGTCGGCGTCTGCGGCGATGGGGTCGGGGGTGGTGGTGCAGATGGAGGTGGTGCAAACGATGTCAAAGCCGGTGAAGCCGGACCCGGCGTCACGGGTGCAGGTGCAGGCGCAGGAGCCGATGCAGGACGCGTTAATGACGCGCGCTCAGCGCGAACGTCTGCGACGCCCTCTGTGATCTTGGGCGTCGTCTGCGTGTTCTGCCGGATTTGCTTGGCGATCTGCGACTGGCCGGGCCTGCCCTCCTGCGGTGCGCGCGTTTTCCCTTCGGAGGCTCCTGGGTCGAAGGCCTCGTCGTCACCAAACTGCCCACGCTCAAAACCGCCGATACCGGGGACTCCCGTATCCGACACCCCTCCGCGGCGAGCCCCGCCATAGCGCGACCTCGGATCCAGGGTGGAGATCGGCTCTTTGCTGACCCTGTCGTCGGGGCGCTCACTACGGCGCTGCTCAGGTGTCTGGTTCGCCTTGCGCTGCGCTGGCGTCATAGTCTTAAGGCGCCGCGTTTTGCCCTTGAATCCTGTTGTCCGGATAGGCATCGTTCTTCCCTTTAGGTTTGCGGCTGGCGTATCCTGCCCAGGGGATTGTATATCTGCACCAAGCTGCGAATAACGAAAGGCTGGTCGGCCTCACTGTTGCGCATGCGCACCTGCGAGTTAGGATCGTAGCCCAGCAGGCGAAGGTCCATAGTCGACGTGACGTTGTTGCCGGCGATCTTGCTATGCCCTACCATAAAGTCTACACCAACAGCGTCGTAGCTGCCGGTCTGTGCGAACGACTGCGCATTGGATCCTATCGACTCGGTACTCTGCGTCATCTGCACATCCCACTGTCCCTTTACCTCGTAGGAGATGCGCGTATGAAGCCACCGGTTTTTTACGTCCGGACCCTGAGGTGCTACCGCCGACGTGTCAAACCACCCGTCATATTTGTTTTCCGTTGTCCCGTCGTCGTCGTTGTTGTTGGTCTCGTGTTTGTAGAGGAACCCATCGCTGTATCCACCCATCTGCGGAACATCGTCTATCAGCGCTCCGCAGTTACGTTCCAGGATCGTCAGGTTCCTGTAAGGCGGATAGAAGATATCCCGTAGATAGTCGTAGACGACAATGCAGTTGTTGTTGGTCTGCGACGATCCATAGGGCAGCACAAACCATACACAGTTTTTGTTCGGATAGACTATGGCGAACGACTGCTTCAGACGGTCCTTGTTGACATTATCCCAAAAGCGGGCGCCATCCAGCCGGTAGGAAAACTTCCGGGACTCGGACCCGTCGAACCGATACAGCCCATCGCGCGTAGGAAACAGTTGCATCGTCCCACCGTTGGGCGAGGGGACGATGGCTATCGCCCTGCCGGAGATCGATCCCTTTGTCGCTCGGTCATAGGGAGAATAGGGGGTGTCGCTGATCTGCGTCGGCGTCAGGATCCGTATCAGGTTCTTGCCGTGCAGAGCGAGCGCTTCGGCGCCGAGTGCAGCGATGCCCGTCACATCCGTAAATGTCGAGAAGATATCATCAGCAGCCCACGTCTCGATATCGGCAAGGCTGCTGTAGTTAGTCTGCGAGACCGCCACGCTGTTATTGCCGGCCCATACACGTCCATCCCACCACGCCCAGTGCTTCGCCCACGTAAAGCGGCCGTCGACGTCCAGCGCAGCGATGTTGCCGCTCGCCGCCCACTTGATCATAACATCTCCGCTGACGCCGTTGTTGCCTACCAGCGCTCCATCAGCATCAGCGAACTCCCAGGTGTTGTCATCGCCGGCGGTTATCGTGTTGCCGTCCGTCCTGTCAAGGGGAGTGCCGTCAGGCTCCTCGTAGAACTTGTTGCCAGCCACCGCAAAGGTTTTCTCCGATGATGCCGAAAACACCTGCTGCCCTACAGCCGTCAGCGTAGCATCGCTGTTGAGCGACGTGTTCTGAACGTCACTGCCCGGGCGCTTTATCGCCTCACCGCCCAGGCCTATCTCGACATTTTCCCCGTCATACATCTCATCCAGGCCGCACGACTCCGGCGTTACTGCGAAGTTAACCCCCCTATGCCAGGGTCCGGCGGGGTGCGGCAGCCCTTCTACAGCCATAGCTCAAACTCCTAGAGGCTAAGTGACAATACCTTGAAGTCGATGCCCGTCTCGAACTCTTCAGAGCGGGAGAGAGAGACTTTGTCGGGGATGGCGATACTACCATCAAGCATTTCGGCCTTTATGATCTGATCTTCATACAGTTGCTTGTCCGATATCTGTCCCTGGGCGTCTCCCTCTTCGCCTTTCATAAATGCGCTTACCCACAGAGTCATTGCGTTCTGCACCCAGTCGGGATAGGTCAGGTCCAGGTCGGTGCCGTCATCGGTGGCGTCGTCGGCAAGCTCGGAAGCCTTGGAAATATACCGGTAGGATATTGTCTCCGACGAGGTGTCAGGGGTGTCTATCAGGTCGACCTCCCAGTATCCTGTCGAGGAGTTGATGCCACGGTATACGACAATGCGCGAGCCACCGGTCATATCTTCGTCGGGATCCGCGGGGTCCGTCTCGGCATAATCCCTGACGATCATCATCGCGTCGTCGGTAGTATGCCTCCACGAGTTACGCAGGGGACGCAGCACATCCGCTGCCAGCGAATAGGTCCGCACCGTAGCCGTTGTGGTGATCGTCCCATCCTTAAAGCGAAAGCGCCACTCCCGCCGGTTGACGAGATCCTTCAGCCCCATGTTCAGTTGGTCTCGTGCTGCGGTCGTGTAGCTTGGCACATCGGTGGGCAGGCCTGCCCTGCGCAAACCCATCGTCAAAATTTTGGTCCCAGTCATCGGCTATGTCTCGCTCGGTTATGCCTGCTCACCAACCTTGAAGGACTCTATCTGCGGGAGGGCACTGCCCGTCGTCACCGGGATCTTCGGTATGTTGTCAACGATCGATGCCAGGTTGCCTCCAGCATTTACCACCGACTCCACCTGCCGAACCGCTTTGCCTGCCGGCGAGAGGGCGTCGGCTGCGGCAAGCTCGTCAATCTTCCGCTCGCCGATCGTCGTCTGCCTGTTGAACCATCGGTCGATATAGATCCTGGAGTGCCGCGCCTCCGTCTCTCCCAGTGCCTGCAGCAGTGTCTGCGCCTCCTCCGGTTCTTTGGCGTTGGGTATGATTTTCCTCTCTTCATCGATGGGCTCGAATCTCGCGATAAACTCCACGCCCCTGACGGAGACCACATAGCCATAGCCCTCCAGCGCCTTGATCACCTCGCTATGCTCTTCAACATCGCGAATGGCAACATACTCGGGCACCGAGGGAATAAAATCCTCGCCGTGGCTTGCCGGGCCTGCCGTCGTCGCTACGATCGACACCTGCTCCTGCGTCTGCAGCAACGGGTTCTGTCCAATGTTGACATAGTCGGCATTCGTCCGCCGTGCCGGAGCCCTCTCCTGCCTTTTCTCCAGGGCGGAATCTACAGCCTTGCCGACGATGCTCTCTAGCTGCGATACCGTCAGTTCGATCTTATTCTCTTCAGGCGTAGGCTCTTCAGATGCAACCTCTTCTACATTCGCTTCAGGCGCCGGCGACTTTCCTGCGCCCTTCTGCCGGGTCGTTGCCATCGGTGTTCTCCTTTGTGTTTGGGCTTCGCACCCCGAAGCCTTTGAACGTAAACCACTCCACCGCGATCTTCTCGCGCGCTTCATCGTCCAACCAGACCTCGATCGTCGGTATATGACAGGTCGCCGAGGTCAGCGTGTTCTCGTGCATCATCACGCACCACCGAGCATCCTCTGCGTTGAGATGGTGGGACTTGATCAGTGACTCTATCTGTTCTT